ATCGCCAGCAACCGGTGTGATTTTATTGGACACAAATTGTCCAAATTTTGATTCTTTTAATTTTTCAAACAGTGTTTTTTTATCAGGCATAACGTATATATTTGGTTCAACAATTCCAAACGTGGAACGCATCTCATATTGAGGTTTTGTTATTACATCAAAAGGTTAAGGATAAAAGGCGCATCAGCAATGGTGCGTTTTTTATTTAGCCAATTTTAGTATCCATTTTTTCCAATTATCCATCACGTAAATCAGGATGCGTTCACCTGTTAACGTGGCAGCAGGTACGATGAAACCACTTTGTGCTGTCCATTCGTTATACCTGCAAAACACTGATGCACCATAACCACAAACAACAGATGCAGTCAATATCCAAATCCATTGCACCAATTTTAGATTGCGACCACTGCGTATCTCATAACTGATTTTTGCAGTAACACCAATCATGATGCTGGTGATGTATAGTGACCAATCAGATAACCAATGAATAATGCCGTCAATGAATTTCATGTCAATTGTTAGATGGTGATTGAATTAAGTAATCAGGTAAATCATCGCACACAAGCGCATACAGGTAGTTGTGTACATCACGCAAATTGTACGATGGATCAGTCAATAAATCTTCGCTCTCTGCGCACAGGTACACATCAACATTGTTTGCTGTCCACACTTCACCATCCATATCAACGAATGGTGCAGTGGGCAACGTGTTACCTACGCGCACGTAATGTTCATCTGCCATTGTTATCAGTGCTATCTGCATTCCTTTTTTTAGATGTAGAATTTGCATGTGATTTTAATGCCTGCAACATTGCTCTCTCATAATCTTTTAACCGCTGTGTGTATTCCTTTTTAAGCTGTTTGCGATCAACGCTCATAGTGGTAATTTACGTAATAGATTTGTGTATGTCTGTGGTCTAAATGATGTGGCTGTGTTACCTGATGTAAAAATGTAATTTTGCAAATTCATCACATCAGTACGTGGTGAACGCTCCGGGTAAACGTTGCTGCTATATTCAACAAACAAATGGCTATTGGCGCATAGGTATTCCACCAATCGCGTGGTGTAGTATTCAGCATTGGCTTTTGCACGATCAATAAAATCACTCATGGTGTTATTACCAATCACCTGCACATCTTCACTGATTCGCTGCACCAATGATCCATTGTCTATTTTGTATGTAAGGTTAGGCAGGACTTCAACCATTGTCCACCACAGCACAGCTTTTTGTACGTAATCTTCGAGCAGTATGAGATAATTGCCAGCAACAGTATTATTCGCGACATCAGTTTTCAATTTATTCAATAGGTCATCACCTAAAAATGGACCAACCCATCTATCCTGTGATAGATAGATTGCCGGGTACAATAGATTAGGATCAACAGCACCATTGATGGTGGTGTATTTCTTTATGTAGTTTTCGTTGATGAATAATACTTCTGCCATTTGTATGTGTTTTTTTATTTACCGAATCGTGGATTGTCAGGTAAGAAGCCATTGTAAGGCATGTCAATCGGGCGTTGTGCGACCTTTGGATTGTTTCGCGTTTTATATCCTGCTTTTTTTACACGCACATCCAATGCTTGCTTCACATCAGGATTGCTTAAATCCAATCCAAATCCTTTGGCACTTGCATATACTTGTTTCTTCCACACGTGATGGCAATTTCCACCGCCTTTGTAAAGCCAGATGCTATACGTATCAGCTCCGCGTGGTCCCCATCCTTCGTTGACAATCTTACTGCCCATCTGCATGATATCTTCTTTGCGATATAGCTTATCAGCATCCAACATTTTAATGCAGAATTTGCGCGTGTTAGCATTGATTTTACCATCGTACTTGTATCGCGTATAAAACTTCACCTGATCAATGGTTTTGTCCTGCTCTGATTTCGCATTTGGTCGTGCACTTCCTGTACTTACAAAGTTGTGCGACATGATACGCGCATCATCTTCATCATCATGTTCGTAATCCACTTCATATTCATCAATCAACACCCAATCATCTTGCGCATCTTCGCCTAATTCAATGAGTGCATCAGCTACTGCATCATCATCGAATGCTTCATCTACTTTTTTTTTATACAATGACTGCTGAATCTGTGATGGTGCAATGCTTCCGGGCTGCACATCCTTGAAAATTTCATCCACCTGTGCAGTAGATAGTGTTGGGAATGCTGCACGCACCACTGCTTTAGCTGATGATACAGGTAACATATCCGATGCTGCTTGCATTACGATGTCAACCAATGATGTAATCTGCGCACCATTCAATGCTGTTGCTGCTACATCAGTTGCACCACTGTCTATTGTTGCTGCTGTTGCCTGCTGTGTTGTTAGTGGTGTGTTTGGTTTGATGTTAAATGCAAGATTTGGCATCTGCTCACCTAATATGTACACCAATGCATCACTGATTTTACGTTGTGCAGGTTCAATCACCTGATTGGTCAGGATTTCTAAACCTGTTGCCATCTCATCTTTGTTGCTTCCAAAGCCAGTGCCGCTTCTCAATCCAACCAGCAATGGTGTAACAATGCGATGTGCTGTAATTATCTTCTCTTGCGTTTGCGAATTGATCATGTCAAATTGCTTATCAAGATCGCTAATCGGGAACGCTTCTATTTCTGTTTTCTGCGCTTCACGTTCATTAAAAAAGAACATCACTTTGGCTGCATTACTTGCACCTGTCAGCTTGTTTTCCCAATCACGCATCAATGCCATCTTCTGTTCGGGTGTTGCCTGACCATTATAGAAATTCACCACAGTGCTTGGAAACATTCCATTGCTCAATAGATTACATTGGAATATAGAAATCAATCTATCTGTTTCAATCGCATTAACTGCTGACCAATAATCAGGTCGTGGATAGATTTGACTACCTGTATAAGTGAAACACCAATACACCTGCACCGGGTGCTCCATCTTTGTGAGTGGATTAAACTTTGGGATGAACGCTGGTGCATTTTTTTTCTTACGCAGGTTAGACCAATCAGGCGAATGATATACACCCACTTCTGATTCGTCATCTTGATCCACAGCAATACGGCATTCCTCAAATGGTATGTGATTGATTTTGCTAATCACGCTGCGATCATTGGACCAAATCACTTCAATGTAAAATCCACCATGCAATTTGTAATCGTGCGCGCAACCATACACAACCGTATCAATGTACAATGCATCTAATTCGCTTTGATATTGCTCTGATGATACACCTTTACCTGCAATCATATCACCGATTGCCTTAATCAATGCACCATGTGTAGGTGATGTCTGCGATAGTTCACGCAGGTACATTGGAAATAAATTGTCATCACCAAAACTCACCCATCCTTTGCGATCTACCTTTTCAGTATCAGCAACAGGTGAATAAGCAGCCATCTGCAAATGCATTACATCAGATGGCAATGGCTTTGCATCAGTGGTAGATAATGTCATCTTCGATTGTGTTGTCTGCGACATCGTAATAAGTAGTATTATTTGTAAGTACAGCTGTTCCGCGTTCAATCAATCCTACTACCGATGCATTTGTTGGATCAGTATTATTGGCTGAATTTTGACCATACACTTCATACCGATAACGACCGGCTAATGTTAGTGTATCTGTGGTAATCGTAAGCTGCGTGAATCTTCTATTCTCTGCAACAATGGTGGCAACCTGTGCTAATTCATTACCCACTGTGCTGTTTTCTTCGTGCGTTAAAACAATCAGGTAATCAGTAAACGCTGTTGCATAATACTGTCTTCCCTCATCCAATGACAATCGCACGGTTTGATTTGCTGTATCTGTAATTAGATAAATCATTGGTTTACTAAATTAAAAAAAAGAGCAGGCGTTATACCTGCCCTTTTCAATTACTTATTGACTAACTTATGATACAACGCTATAAGGCGGATCAACGGTGATATCACCAAAGTTATCGAATGGTGTAGTCGTGTATGATTCCAAATGTGATGCTGGCTCTAATTCTTCAGCAGTAAACATCACTTGATAACCCATCAAATCTGCTTTTTGCTGACCTGATTGCACACTACCTTCTGTCATAAACGCACCACTACCATAACCAACACACAAAATTTGATCATCAAATGTGCGAACAAAGATGATGCACTTTGCTTTGGCAAGATTCAGGAATTCGTTACGCTTGTCTTGCGACAATTTACCGAATGTCCATCCTACTTTTTGCTCGAAAAACAGTGTGCCGTTTTCCAAATTCTTTTGTGGTGTTTCTATGTATGATGCAGATGATCTGAATGGTACATAACGAAAAATAGTAGCAGTAGGCAATGTATCAATTTCACCTGTTGCGTTATCAAACGTGATACCTGAATCAAAATCA